ATCGGACATCGCATCAGTATCAAACCTCCAACTCCAATTACACCTTTATATTTGCCGTCTTGGACAGAAGGTAAATCAATTCTGTCTGGATATTCTTTGGCCATAACCAATTCATATCCGCTTCGTAATCTTCCCATGACGTTTTTCTCGTCTTGTTGACCACGATATTCAGCTCTTACCCACCTATGGTGAAAACCTTCTGGTGGTTCTGGTGCATCTAAGCTGGATGGAGGTACCCATCCTCTAGTACGAGCAGTTTGTTCTCGGGTTTCGAGAGA